AATAGCTTTAGCTCTTGCATCGCCTGTAAGTTCTACCATCTCTGTACCAAAACCGCTCCAAGTAGTAGTAGCAATTCCATCAACAGAAGCATCAATTTCACCAGTATTAACAATAGCATTTTTAACTTGATATACAAGGTTATCAAGTTTAAAATACATATGATTTTCTTGTGCAATAGCGAAGTTGGATCTACTTGAGTGAGTATTAGCAGAACCTGCTGTATTAGCAGATGCTAGTTTAGCAGAACTAGTAGTTGTATCATAATGCCAAATAGACTGCTCTCCACCATTAGAAGATGCTGGCTTAGTATTACTTACAAGAGCTTGCCAGAGATACCAATCAGCAACAGGCTTACTATTGCCTGTTTCTGCAAGACCAGTTCCTTGTGAGCCATCGTTTACTTCTGCTCCTGTAGGGCGTAAATATGTTTGGAAATTCCATTCCACGGGGTTTCTTGCTGTGTTAAAGCGTTGAACGCTTCTATCTGGGTCTAATCCACTTTCTAATGAAGTGATATCTTGTACCGCAGAATCAGCAGAAAGTGCATATCCAGCTAGAACCTCAATTCTCCAAGTATTTTGAGGGGTAAGGTCAGTAGCTGCGGTAGCACTTAGAGTTAGATCTTCTACAGAGTAGAAGACTTTAGTATTTCTTTGTAGGTTTAGCTGAGTACCTGCCATTTTTAACTCCTTAGTTTTCTATATCTAATTCATAATCAATTATAATTTCTATTTCTGATATTCCGTAAGGTTTTACTAATCCTTCATCAGTATCTATACTAGAAATAATTATATCACGGATACTGTAAACTCCAGTATCTAAGTTGTATATTATGTGTTCTATGTCTTGAATCAAACTATCTAAACTACCAGACGATTCTTCATCATTGACATAAATTCTAAGAGTTAGTGGTATTAAACCTGTGGTATTACCTGAAGTATTGTATACCCTAACTTCTTCTCCGACTTGAAAAAATATTGATGGAAAGTCATTTACTTCGTCTAAAAATTTTATTTTTCTAAAAACATTGCTAAATATATTGTTTTGAAAAGTATAATTAGAGTTTAATGAAGAAATAGACCCATCTATAAGTTTTAAATTTGTAAGAATATGGTTTATTATGTTTCTTCTTTGATTCGACATTATTAGTATAACACCTTAAACTTGTGCTGGCAAATTAAAAATTTTTAAGTCTTAATTATTCTAAACTGTCTTCCAAATAATTCTTGAACAGTTTTTCTTATAGTAGGTCTTATTAATCTTTGTCCTACTGCATATGGCCGTCTATGAAATTTATCAAAATATTCTGATACAGGGGGTTTGGCAAAGTAACTTACTAGTTGTTTTTTATAATCTATTGTAAACTGTAAAGAATTTACAAAACGTCCTGTTCTATATTTTAATCCTTCAGTAGGGTTTGCGGGGCCAAGCTTTGGCATTTTATTTTCAATCCTATCCTGAAGTATACTTGTAAACTGCGCAGAAGATATTAACTTAGTAGTAGTTTCTTTATCTTCTCTTTCTTGACTTACATATTTGCCTGTTTTTACTTTACCAGTTACTCTCGGTATAGAACCTCCAGTAGGTACGCCATATAATATTTCGTAATCTAAGGGAGGCGCTCCTGCAAATTCTTTTGAGGTTATTTTCTTTTTTCCACTAATTGAATCTAAAATTTTTGTAAACTCATCAGCAGATTTAGCTATAATAGGAGGGCCTGTTTCTCCTAATTGCCTATATAAATCTTTTTCAAAAGCATCACCTAAGTTATACTGAATTCCTGCAGATTTACCTTTTCCTTTTAATTCCGTAGTAAAAGGGGGAGATCTAAAGTTAGAAAAAGGAAAATAAATATTAATTACATCAACAGAAGTAACTTTGTTGCCTACTATATTTGCTTTCGATATCAAAAGATTTTTAGCTTTGTTATAAAAGGCTTTGTGTAAATCTGGATCGTATTTTGCAATTAAATCGAAAAAACCTCTACCACCTATTTTAGCTCTGACTGCTTTTAAAACTTCTTCAGGATTATTAACGTCAAAAGTTTCTTTACCCTTTTTTCCAAAGTCTTTATCTGTTTTTAATAAACCTTCTTCTTGTGATTGTGTAGCTAACAATTTAAGTTGGTCTAGATAACCGCTGCCAAAAGCAGAATAAGCTCTTTGACCTATTGTAGATCCTGGAGATCCACCTCTTTTTGCTTTAACTTCTGGAGTTAAAACATCTTCTATATCAGCCCCAAAAGATCTAGCTAAGGCTTTTGCTACTCGATCACTAGTTATTTCTAAGTCTGGTACAGCGGCTACGTTCTTTTCAGCTTGTTGAGATACTCGACCTCCATAATATTTAGCTAAACTTTGCTCAATAGCATCTCCCCAATATTTTTCACTTCTTCTTGTGCCTTTACCTGCTGTTATTTTACCTACAGATTGTAAAAGACCTGTATAATTATTTATTAGTTCAGGGTCTGTTACAGAAATTTTATAAGCTACTACAGTCACTACATTACCACACGATACATTTCAAGAACCCTACGAATATGTGGAGGAAAGTTAGCACTTAATCCGTGTGATTTACCACTTTCTCCTTGTAAAGAGAATCCAGCGTTTTCTTGTGTTTGCTTATGTAATATCTTAATATAATCTAATGTAGCTACTTTAATATCACGAGGTATAATACTAAATCCAGCATCATAAGTAACTTTTATCCCTCTAGGATAATTTCTAAAGATGGTTTCGGGAATAACAGAAATATTTGTTATACCCTGTACTCCAGCTGTGTATCTTCTAATTCCTCCAGTTTCTGAATTCCAAATATATTCTGGAGTAGTTCTAGAATCGTCTTTCAACGTACTATCGTTATTTTTTCCATTAAAATGTAAAAGTAATACTGTATTTTCATCTGTTGCGTTAGGAGTAGTAGGAACAGAAAATGATTTATCATATTTTGAATCTATAGTAATTCTAAATTCATCTAAATATCCTTTAAAATAGTTTTCACTACCTGTTACTCCGGTTTTACCTAAATACAGAGGAGTACTTACAGATATAGTAGGAAGAGAGTTTGAAGTAGTCTGAGTATTGACTAAAGTACCATCAATAAACATGCGTATATCGTTATCTTTCCTACTTACTGCATAATGATTAAATGAATTAGCTTTAGGTAAATAATAACTTGAAGTAGACGAGGTGCTAGTAAAATGATGAACATTAGCTATTTCAGTATCTGAATTTAAAGCTCTGAAGTTAACTCCTAGATAAGGACTATAACCTAATTCTATTTTAGTGTTAGCATCTCCTCTAGATACCATTGCTTTAGTACTAGAAAGGTCTTCAAACCTAAACCATCCTTCAATAGTAAAATCATCAGTTTGAAAATCAAATTTAGGATTACTGGTTTCTGGATCATTTGATGATACAAAAGCTGATCCATCAAAATAGACAGAACTTTCTCCAAATTTTTTTCTTCTTGTTTTTAAGGTAGCTGTAGAAGTAATAGTTGAAGTATCAAAGTCCCCGCTTACAAAAGATCCATCAGAACTAGGGCCTATTAGTGTTTTATGAGTACTTCCGTCATATTCAGTAATTGTCTTTACGCCGTTTAAAGGCAATCTAGAAACAAATACCTGAGAAGCTCCTCCATTAAAAACCTCTGTATAAACGTTGTTTTTAATTTCTCTACCTACATAACTTTCTACCACTGAACAAGCATAAGAAATTAGATTACTTATTCTAGTATCATAAGTATTACTATTTATCTGTAGATATTCTTTAACTTCGCCTAAAGATACATAAGGAACTGTTACAGGTTGTGCCATGTTCTACTCCTCATCAAGAGTATTTGATACTGATGTCTCTGTCACTACTTTTTTTGTGGAAAACACTGACTGCATTGATCTATTAGTTGTAGAAGGTACAGGTTTTCTTTTTTCTTTCCACTTTTTTTTCATTTCTTCATTATCTACACTATAAGATTTTAATTTAAGTAAAAATTCTTGATAGTCATCGATGGAAAGTAATCTCTCTATAGGATCTCTTTTTGCCATTATAAATTCTCCTTTTAGTAAAATAGGGCAGGCGTTGTATACACCTGCCCTGTTGCATTAACGCTTTTTTACGCTATATGACTAGTTTTAAAATTAGCCAGCTGCGATATTACAAGCGAATGAGTAAGATGAGCTCAAAGTTGGGCTTGAAGCAGTTCCTGCAGTAGTCAAGGCTTTAAAGTCAAAGCGTGTTGACATATACATTGCAGTTACCTGCTGGCGTGGTTCGTACTCACTTTCGATTTCCATTCCACGTCTCTCACCGATAACAAATCCCGGCTTGTAAACAAGAGTTCCAAGAGTGTTCCATGAAGTTCCTACGTTATCCATAAATTCAGAGATAACAACTGGAATTCCATAAATAGCTCCAAGAGCACCTGTTAAATAAGTGGCATTAGGGCCGAACTTATCTACAGTACGGAAGTCTGACTCAGCTACAAGTGAGTTATAACCTTCAACACCAGTGATATATACTAATTGATCACCTAACTGAAGACCATACTTACCAAGAGTTGCACGTGCATCTGCGATTTCAGCAGGAGCAGCTTTAGCAGTTGCAGAACCAGTCTGTTGTTGTAACGCAGCAGCATTAGCAAGCTTAGTAATACCAGTAATTACAGAAGCAAAACCAGTACCTGCTGTAATTGCGGCAGCGTTAGCAGTAAAGCCTGAGCTAGCACCAGTACCACGAAGGATTGATTTATCGATAGCACGGGCAATACGACGAGTTGTCGAAGCACGTAAGAAATCAATAAGAGGAAGAATTGTATCTTCTTCTTCATCCTTAGCAAGATGGGTTGAAGTCATAAACTTATGTGGTGTTAAATCAATTGATTTAATCACGTTCTGATATGAATCAGGAACGTTGCTGCTATCACCAATACCGGTAGCATATGTTCCAGACTCAAATTGAGCTACACCATCATTACTACTTGAGAAACCGTCATCTTCGTCAGCGACTGGGATACGGAAAGTTTTTGCATCAACTTGTACACGGTTGAACATTGGAGCAACAACTAATTGCTGCTGCATTTCTTCATAGATGTTAGTTGAGAAGTTAGAAATAAAGTTCTCACCAGATGAAACAACAGCTTTCATTTTATTACCAAGTCTAGTGTCCATTACATCACGTCTGTTAAGAGCGTATCCAAGCATAACAGCGTTAGCCATTTCTTTAGCAGAATATGGGTTTTCTTTACGCTGTGACTCTTGCCACACCATTTTGCTATTTTGAAGAGCAGCAATTTCGTCTCTGTACTTCTCCATTTGAGCTTTAAGTTCAGCAACAGCTTCGTTTTCACGAGGTGTATATGCTGATTTTTCTTCAACAAGTTCTTGTCTATCACGAACGTCTGCTTGTTCCATGATAGCTTCACCAGTCTTTTGAACTAATTCGGCCACTCTAGGCTCTTGTACCTCTATAGTGGCGGCTTTAGCTTCTGCTTGATTATTTTCGGCTGCACCAGTATCAATAGTTAGTACATCGCCTGCAGTTTGAGTAGCCATATCGTCTTTCTCCTTTGTTTCGACAATCATTTGCCCATGTAATTTTAGGGCTAGATCTCTATGATCATTTGGGTTCATCTTATTCAATTCTTGAATAATATTATTTAAGTAGTTTGCAAAGACATAATCAGAATCTGACCAATCTTCACCGTTTGCTTTTAGATTTAAAAGTTTGTTTAATTTCTCTTGTAAGTCTAAACTGTTAGTAATAGATTCTTCGTCTTTTAAAGAGAATAAATATTGTTCAGTTGCATTATTTGTATTTTTATATGCTTCTTTAATTTCTTCTCTTACAGAATCGGATAATCTTGGTGTATTAGTATTAATTACATGAATATCATATTTTGTACCGATATCCCAAGTATTTACTACAGCCATTTCCTCTGCCGGAACTGTATCTATATTATCCACTGTTTTTCCATTTACGTCAACCTCTAAAAATTTAAAATTTGGAGATTCGGCAGTAGCAATCTTAGTAATTTTAAATCTTTTTCCTTCGT